AATACGATACACAGAATCAAGCCATGTCCTGAATATGGCATTTTACAAGCAGGTGACAAGTTATCAGATGATTACGGTAAGCGTGGGTTCCAGACAATATGTTTCGATTCAGATGGGTTGGGTGAGGGTTTAGATGAGTATATGGATCGTAAACGGATCCCATACTTAGCCTTTCATGGCGGACACGGGTATAAAGCGATGGATTCACGGAAGTATAAGAACCTTCGCACCCAGTTCATGTGTGTATTCGCAAAGAAGTTTGAAAAGGGGATGATAAGCCTTTCAGAGTTGCCGGAGAAAGAATACGAGTTATTCAAGAACCAAGCATGTTGCATTAATTACAAGCCTTGTGACCCGGTAGGAAGAATACAGATTGAGACTAAAGAAGATTTAAGGGCGAGACAGATAACAAGTCCTGATAGTTTAGACAGCGCTATGATGTCGGAATTTTCAATCTGGATGAGTGCAAACGGAGACGCACAGGGGATGAGTTATAGATGATTAAATGTCCACCAATATATAAGGTTATCAAAAAAAGCAAGCTGAAGATGATTGACTTAGATAAAATCAAGTCTTATGACGATTTATGTAAACAACCTATTGCTGGATGGATTAAAGAGGATTTGGGCGACAGTGTAATGTTGTGCATATGCGGGAAGATTGACAATAATTTATCTAAATTGGCTCTTTGGACCGAGGCGTAGATGAAATTTGTAGGTGTTGCAACAGATAATAGCTGGCTTGAAGCATTTAAAGGATATAAAGATCCTCTTTCAGCTATATGCCGAGGAAGAATGAAGAAGGGATATTCTTTTACCGATACATATGATGTTCCGACAAAGCAGTGGCAATGTAAGAGAGTTTATGGGGATGAGCTATAGATGATTTGGGTATTCATTGGCATATTAGCGTTACCATTTCTAGTAGTTCTCGCAGCTATGTATGAGGTGCGGAGAGACACAGATGAGTTGGATGTTCACAAAAGAGATATGCCCGGCATGGGTGATTAAGTATTTAGTGTTTATATTTTGGTTAATGTATTTCTTTGGAGTTTAACCTTAACGAGAGGTAGATAAATGAGCGAAGAAAAGGACAGTTTGCTCGAAGATGTATTATTCTGTATAGGCATACTTCTACCATTGGCTTTGATATTGTGGGGAATGGTTATATTACTTATAAAAATGATTTTAGCAGGTTACCCTTAACGAAAGGTAAAACATGCACGAATTAACTGAGAAGGTAACGGAGCCATACATCATTGAATTTATGAATATAGCAGAGGAACACCACAACTCTAAAAAGGAGTAAATCATGGCAGGCGAGAATGGTATGCAGCACACTAAGAAGAAATTTACAGTTTTAAGCGGTAAGAGCGGGGACGATAAGAAATGTTTTAAAGGAGATTGCAAGAACGAAGGAGAATCTTGTAAGAACTGTCAGATGATACAAGGCAAGTGGGTATTTTATCAACCTCAAAAGGAGGTGTAGAATGAAAAGAGTAATATTGACAGTGTTGTGTGTAGTGTTGTTGACGGGGTGTCAACCGTTCATCGAGCATGATGTTCATTTTGATGAGTACGGAGAGAATTGCGAAAAACTTTTTTTAGTTAATAGTTTTGTTTATGATTGTACCGGAATTACCTGCTCTCCGTTTGAGTCTGAATCTTCATATAATCTTCCTAAAGACAAAATTGAAGAAACTAAGAAGATACACGAGTTACTATTGCAACCACACTTAGACAAAGCCCAAAGATGCCGGGTGAAAAAATGAAACACGTTATCCCATTCGGAGATAGAATATTAGTCAAGCGAAAGAAGGCCGGGGAGAAGATGAAGCAGGGGTTAATTGAGCTTCCGGACAGCGTAAAAGAACGAGATACAGATTTAGCAGAGGTTATATATGTCCCAGAGCTTACGTTTGCAGATGAAAGGTTAATCGAAGAAGCAGAAACTATTATAGAGGCTTTGATCACTAAGGCCAAAGAAGGCGACGCAGGTGCTTTTGAGCAGTTGCTCATATTAAACCACTATTTAAAAATCAAGCATTTAAAGGTCGGGGATGAGATATTCATGGGTAAGTATGTAGGCACGAACTTCTACGACTCCAACGCGCAGTGTGAACTTTGCATGGTGTCGGAAAATAATGTGATCGGCGTGGTTATAGATGTCTAAAATAATGAAGGAGCACAGAGATTATCATGGACGACTTTTAAAAGGTTATATTATGCCTGAAGAAGTCAAAGAAAAGATTAAGAAGAGCGGAGCCAAGAATACACAATTCAAGAAAGGGGAATTAGCTCCTAATTGGAATGGTTTTAAACAAGGACACAAGCCAACACATGGATTTCAAAAAGGAAGTAAGGTTAATTTAGGAAAGAAACGAACACCAGAACAACTAAAAAGAATGAGTGAGGTAAAGAAAGGACAAATTCCCTGGAACAAAGGATTGAAAGGATGGCAAACTGCAGAATTTAAAGAGCGTGTTGCCAAGATTCGCAGAGGACGCAAATTAAGTATTGAACATCGAAAGAAGATAAGCCAAGCATTAATGAATGGCAAAAGCCCTTTATATATTGACGGACGCTGGAAAGAAAGAGCAGACATACGGAACACTTTTGAATATAGATTGTGGCGTGAAGCTGTTTATGAAAGAGATGATTATACTTGTGTTTTTTGTGGTCAAAGAGGGGGCAGGTTAAACGCAGACCATATAAAACCATTTGCTCTGTTTCCAGAATTACGTTTTGCTATTGATAATGGAAGGACATTGTGTGTGTCTTGCCATAGAAAGACACCTACGTTTGGTGGACGTCACAAGAAGAAACGTATTGTAATTATGGAGATAGACGATGCACAAAATTAAATGTATTAAATGTGGGGGCATACATAAGCTACGCAACGACAAATTTCCTAACAAAGCAATCACACATGATAAACATAAGAGGGTTAATATTGTCGGTTACGTATGTCTTAAATGCTCCCGCAAAGGTTTAGTTGAGAAGCGAGACAAAGGCGTAGGATGGCGCCAGGCATTAAAAGAGTTTTTTAAACCCAAAGAGGAGTTAAAATATGTCGGGTAACGGAGAGTTAAAAGAAGCTAAGTTATTACTTAAAGTTGAATTGACGCGGGAAGGTAAAATGTCCGTGACGTTTGGTAAAGAGACAAACACAGTATTAATCTCACATGGGTTGCTCATGGCAAGACTAGCATGGGACAATGCTATAATCGGTATGCAAGCTCAAAAAGAGAGCCATATTGTACCTGTAAATCAAGTTATCCCTGAAGGCATAAGAAAAAGATTTATATAGGAGGAGTGTATGGCCGAGTTCAAAAATACAGAGTTTACTCCCGATGAAGCGGAGTTTATCAAAGCTATTGAAGCAAGTAACGAGAAGCAATACTTAAAAGAGTTAAAGGCACGCAATCCTAATTATCTTGTTAAAGGGTTGACTCCACCTGAGAAAGAACGTATTGCAGAGTGGATATTAGATCAATTCGCAGATTCTAAAGGCCCGCATGACACTATCGTTGATGACATAGACGAAGCTGATGACGTTTATCGCATGGAGCGTAAAGAGGTTATTGGCGCAGATGGTAACATGCCTAATTATCGCACTCCGTTATCTACGGTTACAGTAGACGTTATACATGCTTCATACATGAATGTCTTTTTCACTCCTAAAGATTTAATTCGTGTACTACCCACCGAAGAAGGAGATATTGATAAAGTTGAGAAACTCGATACTTTCGCGAACTGGTCTTTTGTTAATGAACTACAAATCTTTGAAAAGCTAGATGAGTTGTTTCATGGCTCCACAAAGACAGGTGAGAAGCCCTATTTAATGCATTGGATTAAAGAGTATGGAACAGAGATCAAGCGTAAGATGATACCCAACCCGGCTGATCCCGGCGAACCGTTGGTTGACCCTGATACAAAGAAACCTTTATTCCAAGAAATAGAAGAGGCTAAGTTATTGTATAACGGCCCCAGATTAGAGATATTTTCTCGTAAAGACTATTTCCAGCCAAAGAACGCGTTAATGGGAAAGACTCCTGACTGGGAAGGTATGAACACCCGCATGACGTATGACGAGTATTTAAGAGATGAGTTACAAGGCAAAATGTACCCTAAATCAGCACAGCAGATAGAGGCATGGGGAAGCCAAGATTCGGAGACTGCTACGATTGACATGGAAGGTGAAAAAATACCTACCGGCCAATGGGAGCAGGAGTTTAAAGTTTGGTATGGTAGGATGAGGGTTAAGATCGTTAAAGACCGCGATACAGGCGATGACCAGACAGTTGAGATGGAAGAGTTAGAAGATGAGTTTATTGCTATTGTCCATAAACAGTCAAGAGTTCTTTGTCAGTTAAGAGTTAACAGATTCCCACTTAAACTCAGGCCTATTGGAGTTGACTATTTCGAGCCGGACAGTGAAGGCCGAAGAGTGGGGACAGGCGTTATTAAGAAGATGGAGAACCTTCAAAAAGCTAATGACATATTATATAATCAGTTTATTGTAGGAACAACACAATCTAATAACCCGGTTATATTCTTTGAACCTACCGGGAACATGAGAAACCAGCCGTTTAAGATCCAGCATGGATTTATGTACCCTACTGCAAACTCATCGAGTATGAAAATCTTTGAGTTCCCGCAGCCTGATCAAAGTTTAAGGGATATGTTAGCCATTATAGACAAATGGTCACAGCTAATGTATGGGATAAGTGATTTCAAGGCCGGAGCAGAGAGTTCGATTGATCCTGAAGCACCTGCTAAGAAAGTTGAGATATTAGTCCAGCAGGGTAATGTAAGACAAAGCATAATCATAAGACGCAAGAATAAGACTATCCAAGATATAGCAAAGCGATGGTTTTTACTTTATAAAGAAAACATGCCGCCTAATAAGTTCATGAGAATTACAGGCGATCAAGACACTGTTTTCAAGTTCAAGCCAATGACGTTAGCTGATTTCGCATTAAACTCAATCCCTGACTTTCAGTTGACAGGTAACATTGAGAACGCCAATAAAGCATTGGTAGCTAATAAGCGAATAGCTATTTATCAGTTAATGGCACAGAACCCATTTTTCAACCCTCAGACACAAATAGGTGTTAAAGCATTATACGCGATGACGAAATGGTTGTTAGATGGATTAGACGAAATGGGATTATCGGCTTTCTTACCTTCTCAACCAGGAGATAACGTAAGCACTCCGGAAGAGGAGAACGCTAGGTATTTACAAGGAGATACAGGAGAACCTACACCTGAAGATGATGATGTCCAGCATTTAAAAGTTCATCAGAAATTCTTATCAGATCCTAACATACCTGAAGAAGTCAAACCTCCGATGATAATTCATATCCAAAAGCATGTTAAACAGATGCAGAGTAAGATAGCGACACAAATACAGGCAAGCCAGCAGGGGCAGCAACAAGGGCAGCAGCCACAACCTCAACAAGGAGGTCAAAATGCAGGAGTCGGACAGCAACCGCAAGGATCGCCAGGCCAGGCTCAAGGAGTGGTTCAAGGACAACCCTCGGGAGTGGCAGGACGTTAAGAAAGAGTTTGAAGAATACCTTGAGATTTCGATTGATAGGATAACATCAAAAACATGTGAGCAAAGAGATTTTCATGCAGGGGCTTATGCCGGGATAAAGAATTGTATATTGATTGAAGATTATTATAAAAACTTGAATGATGAGGAGAAAAACGAATGAGCCGAGCAATAAAGCAACAAAAAAGACATCGCGAAGTATTGCGGAGGCGAGGGATAGATAAAATTCTTCAAGGTAAAGACGTAGGAAGCAAGTTCAGAACATCTGCGGTTATTGATCGTGCTTTAAAAAACTTCTTAAAGAAAACAGGCGGCACGGGATTGAAGGGTAAAGGGAAATGACAAACGAAGATATTTTGAAACAGTATCTTGAAGCTATGGAACATGATTTAAAAACTGTGATGTCAAACAAGTTCACAGGCAATATTGAGTTTAAGATCAATCTGAAGAATGGCGGGATAGCTAATATGAATTGTAGCAAGCATAAATCGGTGAAGTTAGCATAATTGTTCTGTAAATAATATAAACTGAGACAGCTTTAAAACAAAGCCCTCATTTCATACAATAAAGTAACACACATATTAAGCCCCAGCGGGCGTAATGTTGCTTGAGTATGATGTGAGGGTTTTTTATTAACAAGGAGGATAAGATGGTACAGAGAATGACATCAAAGCCCAAGACCGGGCGCAAATCAGGGAGTCCAAAGGGGACTAGAAAAATGGCAAGAGTAAAAGACAGCAAGATAAGGAAACTCGCATAATGGCTAAAAAACCAGAAGCAAGAGCCAGCCTTGCAAAAAAGCAGCCTAGACTTCCTAACAAGGTAATCAAGGATGTTATAACTGGCAAGACACCGCTTAAAGCGACAAAGAAAACTCAACGTCTTGTTGCTGAAAGAAATGTTGGAAAGTTAATTTTATCAGGATGGAAGGTAGTTGACAAATTACAAGACTCTAAAGGTAAGGTCTCGGATGTAAAAACCCATGCGTCAGATTTGATTCTGATGGAAAAATAAGGAGAACACAATGGAAGAAGGAACGAAAAACCTAACTGAGGTTACGGATGAGAACTTAGGAACTGAGATTGATGATTTGAATAAGAAAGCAGACCGGACTGAAGAAGATAATAGTAAATTAGGAGAGTTGAAAAAAGAACGGTCAACCAGGTACCAGACTAAGATAACTCATTTAACGTCTGATAAAAAAGAAGCAGAGTATAAAACGCAGTTAGCAGAGGATCGCGCTAAGAAAGCAGAAGAAGAACTTGAAGCAACTAAAAACAAACCTGAACCAGCGTCAGCCATTAAAGAAACGGTTGTAATCGGCAAGAAAGAACATTATACCGATGCAACGTTACAGAGAATGATAGATGCAAAGCAGATAAGCGATACACAGGCTTATCAAATGCAAGAAGATAGGAAGAAAGCAGAAATCAAGCAAGAGGTTATGGAGGAAATTCAGAATAGGACAGAAGCAAATCAAACACAAGCAAGAAAGACTCAAGATTTAGTTGATGTTTTAACGAAGTACCCACAGTGGGACAGCAAACATGCAAATTATAACCCTAAAGACCCGTTGATGTTAGAGGTTGTTGATTTATACGACAACGGTAAGGGTTTGCCTATTAAAAAAGCTATTGAAAAAGCCAAGAGAATTGTTGGTGTTCCCGGGAATCCCGATACTTCAGATGTTTTCAATGTCCCCGGGCCAGCAGCGCCAAGAGACGGCAAAAAGACAGAGGTTACTTGGTCTGATGATGAAAACTATATGGCTATACAGACTTTTCGAGATAAAATTAATCCTATAACAAGAAGGACGTACACAGAATCAGAAGCAATCGCAAAGGGTAAAGAGGCAAAACGTAAACAAGAAGAACTTAAAAACTCTCGGAGGAAATAATGAATCAAGAAAGCCAAAAAAAGGCTCCAATAAAAGAAGATGAAGTTATCGAAAACAAACCTTTGGTTAAAGATAAAGAATTAAGAGCGCCAATGGCGGAAGCATCTAAGACGTTTGCACCAGGACAAAGCGCATTACAGAACAAGACAGAGGATGTTTACGACGCTGAGATAATCCTAGATTATGACGGTGCAGTAGACCCTACTTATCTTGAGAAGAAGGATCCAAATTATGCGTATAGATTCCTGAATACAAATCCGGTTAATATCGCCAAAAAGACCAGTAATTTATTATTAAAAGGCGGAGGGTGGCAAATAGTACCTGGAGATCACTTGATAAAGCTAGGGATTAAGGATTCACTGTTGGCTCCTGATAGAACTTATCGAGTTGGCCCAGATTTAATATTGGCGCGTATGCCAATTGATTTATACAAGAAAAAGGAAGCACACAAGGACAAAGAAGCACATCGGCCTATGAATTTGGTCAACCGGACGTTAGAAGGCAAAGGTACCGGCCTAAAAGGGTATGGACATAAAGACATGAGAGGAATAGAAAAAAAGGACGACTTAGGCAAAAATGTAAATTGGCGGTAAGTCGTAAATTATCAATAAAAGGAGTTCGTAAATGGCTAATAGAGACACTCCTATGGGATTTCGCCCGGCACATGGTATCGGGGTCACTCATCAATATCAAGAGTTTATTGTCACGACAGGTAATGGAACCAATATTTTTGTTGGTGATATTATGGATCTTGACGGAACCTCAGTAACGCCAGCAGCAGCAGATGCAGGTGTTTCAGTTATTGGTGTATGTACTCAGATCAAAGATGTAAACGGCGTTTCAATAGGACATCCAAATAGTGCAGTAAGCACAAAATATCTTCCAGTTTCAACGGCAGGTATTGTAATAGTTGCGTTAGCAATACCAGGCGCAATTTTCATCTGTCAAGATGACGCATCAGCGGTACTTACAGCGGCAGATGTAGGGGCAACATGTGATCACGTTGCCGGAACAGGAAACGTAACCACAGCAGTTAGTGCGCATGAACTTAATGCCACGACAGGTGGTTTACAATGTCGCATTACCGGTATAGTACAGCAACCCAGTAATTCTTGGGGACATAATGTCGATGTGTATGTGACGATTAATCAATCCGCGCTTGGTGGTTCAGAAGGAGCAGCTAGCGTTTAACGGTGAAAGGAGTTACCAATGGTTATTACTTCCAGCACGATGGTAGACGCTCTTGACGCCAATTTGAACGAGCTGTATCAAGATGGCGTTAATGCGTGGGATGAAGAATTTTCACAGGTTTATAGTGTATTTTCTTCAGATAAACAATCAGAAAAAGACAGTTACGAATCAGGGTTTGGGATTATGCCTCAAAAGGCAGAAGGTGTTGCAGCAACATACGACACTATCCTTCCTGGTATCGCTAAGACATATCTTCACAAGACGTATGCTTTAGGTTATGAAATTACCGAAGAAGCCGTTGAAGATAATCTTAGAACAGGCGAGACTTTCGATAAGTTACCGGAAGCGCTTTCTCGCAGCGGAATCGAAACTGTTGAAGTTACAGCAGCAAACGTTATTAATAACGGATTTACAACTGCAGGGTTTGACGGAGTTTCTTTATTCAACACCTTACACCCTGGGTTAGATGGCGCAACTCAAGCAAACAGACCTGCTACGGACGCTGATCTTTCGGTTACGTCTTTAACAGCAGGATTGACAACAATAGATGGTTTTGTAGATGAACGTGGTTTAAAAAGACCTACGAAGGCTCGTATGTTACTTGTTCCGCCTGATTTGTGGAACATAGCAGATGAACTTCTAAGTTCTGAGTTTAAGCCATATGTAGCAAATAACGAAGTTAATGCTGTTCAAGCAAAAGAATTACAGTATTTTGTTTGGCATTATCTTACGGACACAGATGCTTGGTTTCTCTTGTCAGCAAAAGAGAATAACAAGTTAAAGTTTTTCTGGAGAGTCAGGCCTGGGCCACTAAAACGTGGAACAGACTTTGATTCTACAAACTTAAAACACCTAGCCAGGATGAGATTCTCAGTCGGATATTCACATTGGATGGGTACTTATGGATCAAGAGGAGCTTAAAACAGGGAGTTGAGCATGAAAAAAACCATGATGTTAGTCTTAATGGTATTGCTTGTGGCAACTTTCTGCTATGCACAGTCTCCACGCAATCCTGATGGCATGAACTCAGGGTGGATTCCTAAGACATCTGTTAATAGGGCGCCTGGTAATCCTCGAGTTGAAGCATTTGCTTCTACGAATACGACAGTATTTGCGAACATAGCTTTATCCGGGAATGATGTAGCAGGTAACCCTTCATACTTAGCGCTAACCAATGTAGATAATATTACTTACTACGTTTGGGTAGACTCAACTGGTGATTTATTAATGGCGTCTCATGAAACAATGTATATTCAGACAAACTTTCCTGATGGTTCTTGGAAAGGTGTAGACAGCACTGTTTCAGATGTAGGAAAAGTGGGGAGTCAGTCTTAACACAAGCAATCACTTTCAGGGGGAGTTTCGGCTCCCTCTGAATTAAAACTATGAATAAGTTATATAAATTAACTCTCTTCGCAATATTTTTCATCCCGTTATGTACGACGTTACAGTATTTAACGCGAGGTAAGATATTTTTCGTAGGAAATGTTTGGTATATAAATTTCTTAGCTTGTTTTGTAATGATGAATTTAGGTGTTTCATTCGCTCTTTGGAAATTTAATAAGTTCATGGCAATATTCTCAATGATAAGTTTGTTGTCAGTTATCGGTGCGTATACAGCAGATAAGTTTGTTGTATATCAATCGACACAGAACATAATGTCTATGATAATGCTGAACTTTTCTTTTCTATCTATTTATATGATAAGCAAGTTTTCGCATAAACAACGCAAGACAATATTATATGCGTTATTGATTCTGGTTATTATTCAAGGTGGCTGGGTGATAGCGCAGAAACTTAATCTTGACAATATTTTCTTAGGCATAGGCACTTACATGAAAGCCGGGATGAAGAACGATGTTGTTGGGTTAAGCGGGAATCATAATCAAATAGGTGTGTTTTTCGCTACGTCAACTCCTTTAGTAATATTAATGTGTCCGTACTTGATACCATTAATTATTTTCGGGTCTATGGTGTTCGTACAACATCTGCGGCATGGTTAAGTTTTGTATTTTCATGTTTATGGCTGACTAGGCGTCATGTATCGGGATTTGCTATAGTAATATTATTGGCATTATGCACATTTATTTTTTATACAAAATATGAGAACGTTTCTCGTCGAGCTTTAACTGAACGTGTTTTAGTATGGAAGAATACTATTAAGCAAGTCAATGAAGGTAGTATCTCCATGAGGTACGAGAACGTCACCAAGATAATAACTACAAGCCCGTTGCTAGGATTTAGATTAGGGAATTTTATAAAGTATTCACCATACAGCCAAAGAGAATATTTATATAAGCCATGTCAGTATGACGAGACTGGCCGGCACGTTGGAATTGAATGTGCATGCGGAAAACATGTTTACTCACACGCGCATAATGATTATTTAGAGATATTGTTTGAATTGGGATGGCCTGGATTTATTTCGTTATTATTAATCATTTCACATTTTATTTATTCTTATTATAGAGTCATTCCAACAAAGATTTTAAAGATTAGTTTTTATGGTGTAGCAGCGCAGATGATTTGTGCTTTAGCAGTGTTTACAGTATTCACGGCAATTTCAGGAATGTTATTAATTCTAAACCTCGGTATTTTTTATGGGGAATGGAGGGATATAAATGAGCAGGGTGTTAAGAGATAATAAAGGACGATTTATAAAAGGAAGTAAGATGCCTCAAAAATGGCATGAAAATCCTTCCAGATATTGGCTAGGGAAGAAGCGAGAATTATCTCATGGAATTTTCAAAAAAGGGCATGAAGTCCCTAACGAATGGAGAAAAGTATTTTCAGAATACTCCAAGACCAGAATAGGTGAAAAGAATCCAGCATGGAAAGGTGGAGTTTCAAGAGATATAGAACATAGGAGAAATGTTAAAAGAAGGGCACACACAAAGCGTCGAATGATTAGTAAGGCAGCCGGAGAATTACGAGTTGAAACTATTCAGCTAGTTTACGAAGATAATATCAAGAAATATGGAACATTAACTTGTGAATATTGCAAGAAAGCTTTACAGCTAGGACAAGATTGTTTAGATCATAAAACTCCACTTATTAGGGGTGGCAATAATGAATATGATAATTTAGCAGTTGCTTGCAATAGTTGTAATTGTAAGAAATGGAAGAGAACTGTAAAGGAGTTTGAAGATGTCAAGGGGAGCTAAATATGATAATCGTTCATTTCCCCCGTGGTATAAAGGGAGATTACGGAACGATGCCATAACAGGAGAATGGGCGGGAGAACGATCTGGAAAACTATCTAAACAACGAGGACTAATAATTTTGACAAAAAACATTGATAATGTTATTAACTCTCAATTCAAAGGTCTGGGTCATATCGAAGATTATGAAGAAGGATATGGCGTAGGCGGCTATGGAGACGGCGGCTATGGAGCATAAAAAAATAATTCTTACATTGATTCTTGTTTTATTCGCATCAGTAGGGTTTTGCGATACAACTACTTCTAATTTAGGCCTTACGAAGCCATCTATCCATTCGCAGGAGTGGGGGCCTAAAGTCAATACTAACTTTGACCTGTTAGATTCGTCTGTAGGCGCAAACTCTGCAAAAACAAGTAACGCTAATCATACTGGCGATGTAGCGGGTTCTGCTGCGCTTACAATAGGAGCAAGCAAGGTCTTAGAAAGCCATTTGAAGGCAGTTAACGCCGCGACAGATGAATATTGTCTTACTTATGAAGCCACTATCGGAGATTTTGAGTGGGAGGAATGTGGGACAGGATCAGGGACACCAGGCGGGTCTGATACACAAGTACAATATAACGACGCCACTGCTTTCGGAGGGGAATCTAGTTTTACATATAGCAAGGCCTCTGATTTATTGACTGTTACTGGTGGGTACATTACCGGGAACGGAACTAACGCCGATATACCCTTAATGACAATGAATAGATCAAGTGCTGATGCTATTTTTGCGTGGGATGAAACCAACGATGAATTTGATTTTAATAACAATATTCATGTAACTGGCTCTGTTATTGTAACCGGGACAGGCCAAGCTTCATTTGATGAAGGCATTGTAATTAATAATAACTCAGGAGCTACAGAGACACATGATTTTACTGTGAATACAGATACTCGCACAGCCATAGCAGTTGACGCAGGAGATCAAACAATTATATTTGACGCGCCTATTAGAGTAACAGACGCTTTAGTTATAGCTGCTGGCAATACCCTCACAATACCGCAAGAAGCTGCTCCTACTGTAGATTCAACAGGAGAAATGGCTTTTGATACCGACGTTATAACTCAAGGATTAGTGGTTGTATATGGATCAACAGCAAAAAATTATGAAGTAGCGACAGTAGATACTCCTAGTGATGATGAAATTCCTATTTACGATGCAAGTTCTGGTTCGATATATTGGGAACCTGCCCCTTCGGGAAGCGAAAGCACAACTGGCGGGAGAAGTACAACTCTTAACGGAACAGCTATTGACGCTGATACTGAATTATATACAGAATCAATGGGTGCTTATATTGAAAATATAACAGCAGCCGAGGACTTTGATAATATCTTATTCAATCCTAATCCAATTACAATTACAGGTGTTTGGTGCTGGACTAACACTTCAACTACAACCTTAAATATTGAGAACGCATCAGATAACGATGTTTTAAGTTCAGACATAATTTGTGATATAGGTGGACAAAGTTCTTGTGCAAGTGGATGTGATGTTAATACAGTAGATACGGGTGAAGATGATTTGGCAGCTTTTGCACCTGCTAATATATCTGTTACTTCGGTAGCAGCAGCTAATACAACAAGTGTTTTTGTGAGATATACATTAGATGATTAAACTACTAATAATATTCTTTTTATTATGCAGTCCTGTATATGCCGATTCCGTCATATATCAAGACGGTCTTGATGCTTACGCAGGAACAGATGAAGTTGAAATCTATGCTGGTGCAGCCGATGTCAACCAAGATGCTGACTTAGAGTTTGAAATAGGTTCTTGGGGCGACGCTGACGCTGAACGCAGACACGTTTTATTTAAGTTTGATTTAACTGGTTTATCTGATGTGACCGTAACGGCTGTTACTATTTCTCTTGATAACTATGGTGGTGACGGAACCTATGTACGGTCAATGTATAGAATATTAGTGGATTGGGTAGAGAGTGAAGCGACTTATAATAGTTATTCAACTGGTAATGCTTGGACTACAGCAGGGGCATTATCAGATGGGAACGATAAGTCATCCACTTTATCAGAGTCTAATTCAGGTGACCCTGGTGGATGGGAAGATTATACTTCCGCACAGTTAGTTACTGATGTTCAAGACATGATAGATAATTCTGCTACGAACTATGGTTGGATTATAATACCACCACTAAGCACAAACACAGGTGCAGGATTGAGTTATCGTAGCGTGAGATACACAGATACTCCCACATTCAGGCCTAAAATAGAAATTACATATACAGAGGGTTCATCTACAGATGACTCATCAACCAGAAGAATTATATTAATAAAATGAGAAAACTTTTAATACTTTTATTCCTTTTATTTACAACACCTGCATTTGCTACAACTGTATTTGATGTAACGATCAAAGATAGCGGCGGTGACTGGACGACTTATTCTGCTGCTGAAAGTGCGTTGACAGACAACAATCTTAATCTTACAGACTCAAACGCCAGTAAAGTATTTTCCTTCGATGCTAACAGTGGAACAATACCAGACGGAACATCTTGTTCAACTGATATTGGCGCGACAACGGGAATATGCGCTCATCAATCTATTGGTGGGGAAGTGCTTATACAAATTATAAGTGGTTCTTTTGATGATAACGATGTTGTCACCGACGGGACTAACACTGTGACTCTTTCTAGCGCGGGCGATGATGTTGCTATTGAATTAACAGTTCATAAAAATATCACATCTACAACGTGGGATGGTGGGATATATGACGCTACGAACTATATGCTTATTCAAGGTGTTGATACAAGTTGGGATGGTTTAGGCGGTGGAATACAAGTAACTGCTTCAGGAGCTAACAGTTTTAATGTAGCAGATGACGGCGTTATAATTAAGAATCTTGTGCTGGTATGTGACAATGCGTCTTGTTTAACTCCTAGTAGCGGTGCTGCATTTACGGCTATAAATATTATTCTTAACGGTGGTGGTGTGAGTGCAGGATATGGCGTTTCGGATGCAACACAAATTACATGTATAAACTGTTTTTCATATAGCAGTCCTGGGAATTGCTTTGATATACACTATGACGGAAGTTCTATTCTTTGCTACAACTGTACTTGTATGGATGCCACAAATGATGGTTTTGATTATGACAGATCATGGGGCAGCGCGTATGGCGCGTGGAACTCTTTAGTTCTTGATGCCGGAGGAGATGATTTTGAAACTGATTGGGACACAGGAGATTATAATGCTTGCTCAGATACTTCTTGTATAGGATTTACGCATTATTTAGCAAGTTTAACTTCAGGAAATGAGATAACTAGCGGAACAGACCCACACCTTATTGCAGGAAATACAGTAAGTTTATCTGGATATGATTACTCTGGAACTACGGGTATAGATTATGATATAGATAATGAAACAAGAACAGGATTGTGGAGTATCGGTGCTGATGAGTTTAATCCTGACCCTGGCGATACTGACCCTCCTGTATTAAGTAACCAATCTCCCACTGGAGAACAGACACACGGTACAACAGAAAAAGAAATCTCTATTGATACTGACGAAAAAGCTACTTGCAGATATTCTGAATCTACTGGAACAGCGTTCCTAGACATGACAGATGTGATGGCTACATCAGATAGTTTAACCCATACAGACACAGTAACCGGACTTACGAATAATAATACTTATCATTATTATGTGAGGTGTATGGACGAGAACGAGAATTTTAATACTTCGGATTATGATTTAACTTTCTCAGTGGCTCCTTTCTCATCGGCTGATATTACTGCTGTATGGGCTAATGATGGTATGACTAAAGTTCCGCAAGATGATTTATGGATGTCAAATGAAAACGATGTAACTAACAATGTATGGGATGGCACAGATATAAGTATCTTTGGAGCAAAGAATGAAGTTGTTTCTTTCCAAGTTATTATAGAATCAGGGTACGCTTCAGCAGAAACAGTTAGTATTGAATTTGACACTCTGACACATACGGACACAAGTGTAATAGAAACTAGCGTATCTGCAACAGGAAATGAAGTATTTGATTATGTAAATAGAGAGATAGAGAATTTTTATGTAAGATATTTAAAAATCGCAGGTACGTCTAATTTACAATCTGACGGATGTTATTTTCATTATGATGAAAGACAATGTTTTCCTGAATTTTCTAGACCTAAAGATGGTTCTTGGGCATATTTAGATACATGCCCTGACGATGATGAATGTAACCCTTCCGACAATACTTCTTGGATGGATAGACCCAACCATGACAAATATTATCCTGACATTATGATTCCCTATGAATTACAAGTCACTTTTGATATAGCGAATAACAATAGTCAAGCTATTTGGGTTGATATTTATATTCCTAAGACAGCAAGTGTTGGGGATTATACTGGAAGCTTTGTTGTTAAATTAGACGGAGTTACAGATACAACATTACCAGTTACATTAGAGGTTAAGAACTTTACGCTACCAGATGAGTTTGAAGCTAAGGCATGGAACTATATTGAACGTGACGATATTTGGGGCAGGTATATCGGAGACAAGTACCCTGAATGGAAAACACCTTCTGGTTCAGAATATGCCTATGTAGACCAAGCTAAAACTATATATAGGAACATGCACAAGTTATTTAAACGTCACAGAATGGTTGCTTCTGTTGGGGATGGGTTGGATTTTGTAACAGCACACGAAGAGTTTTATCCTGTTGAACATACTATCTATGCTGAAGCATATGGCGGGACGCTTTTCAATAGTGATCATGGTTATGCTGGCCCAGGTGAAGATGAACCTCTTGATATGTTTCCCATAAGTCTGTATGGCATATCTATGTGGAAACTTGGTATGGGGTATTTTACCATAGCCAGTGTAACAGGTTCAGGAACAATACCAGATGATACCGCATGTACTGTTGGCGGTAAGTCAGCGGTTTGTTTACATCACGGCGCGGGAACGTATACTACTTCAGATGGGTATACATGGGTTGGTGCTGCAGGATTAATATTAGTAGACGGTGCTAATGATAGTTTTTATTCAGCTTCTTATGAAGGGGCGACTATTGTAGCTGGTGCAACCACTCTTACCGTAACGTCAGACAATGAGGCATGGTGGATAAGTACAACAAGTCTAACTGGCAAAATAGATGATGGAGCTGCCTGTTCTACTGACGCAGGAGCGACTACTTTCACTTGTGTAATACATACAGAAGAGGTCATTATAGCTGCAGATATTTCAGGCGGTACAATAGATAACGGTGATATTATTACCGATGGAGTCGTTAATGTAACTATAAGTGATTCAGACGGGGCGGGTTTTGGTGATGCATGGGGGTTTGATTTTACAAACACTAATATACAACATTTAAGTGATATATGGGAAACATTCTTTGAAGCAAATTATTCTGATATTGAAAGATATTTATTTCTTCGGGATGAACCCAGCGGGGCAAGAACATTAATGCATCTTGGCAGATGGGCGACATGGATTGCAGAAGGGTCTGGTGTTGGGAGCGACCTTAAAACTATTTTAACTGTAAAAAATTCTTTAAGAGAAGATTACGCCTCGGATGTATCTGTAGCTTTTGACATGAGAGGTATTACTGCTGAAGAGAGTACAGCTATGGCGGCTACTGCTGCTGATAATAGAGAGCTATGGGTTTATAACGGAGCAAGACCTCACATGGGGACTTTTGTAATTGAAGATTCAGGCGTCGCGCTTGTAACTACTGAGTGGGGAGCATATAAACATAACGCCCCAAGAAGTTTTTTCTGGTGTGCTAATTGCTGGAAGAATCCTAGTTACTCGAGTTATGAAACCAATGTATTTGAAGATGCTGCGACGTTCGGGAGACATTTTACGGAGTCTGATAGATATAGCGACGAAAAAATGTGTCCTACTACTGAGGGCAGAGACGGTTGTTCTTATGATTCGGTTTCTGGTAACGGTGACGGGAATCTTATTTACCCGGCCACAGACGTTACCTATTATACAGATACTAGCTATGGACTCAACGGATTCTTTGCCAGCATGAGACTGAAACAATGGAGAAACGGATTACAGCATAGAGAATATCTATATCTTGCCGAAGATGTTGATTCTTCTTCTGTAGATAATCTTGTTAATACAATGATTCCTATATTTAACTGGGAAGTACCTACACCAGATGAGAACGACCCTAGCTATTGGTACGGTGCGGTGAGTTGGTCGGAAGATGCTGACGATTGGGCTGATGCTAGGGCATCTCTTGTAACTATAATATTGGGTGAGTCTCCCACGCCTCCTGTTGATCCAGGAACCAGTGTTAATACTTTATCTGGAGGAACTTATAGCGGAGGAACAATGTAATAAAAGTTTTATATATAGAAACATAAAATGAATAACAGGAGGACAAGATGAAAAAAGCTTTACTTTTAGGACTAGCAATAATCTTTATAGCAGCACCAGTTTTTGCTCAAAGCAGAGGAGCATTAACAAATGTGTACGCAAGTTGGTACACAGTAACATCGGCACAAACGACAATATCTTTACCTATCGCATCAAGAGATGTTTATATAAAAAATGGTGACGCTACGGCCGCTGACGCTGTTTGTGTTGATTTCACAGGTGGCGCGCTTGACGATAGTTGTGTAACGAACACATCTATATTGGGGGGTATGCCTAGCCAAATTCAGATTCCAGGTGGCACAGATATTCACATGCTATCTGATTATGTAACTAGCGCAATTTCATTGAGGGCTTTAGACGGAGACGCAAGCCCTGTAACAGTTATTATTACTTATTAGGTGAAAAATGGTTTATAACGCAAGAGTAGTCACTAAAGATGTCATTCCTAAACCTAGAGTTACGATAGACCAAAGATTCCCTGAATTAAGAGACCTTGATATAGGCGACGAGGGGAAGCTGGATGTTGTTTTGCAACTTGTCGGAGAGTCTTTATATCCTGATCCAAACGACATTGAACGTCTTTATCTCGAACTCGACATCAAAGATGCAA